GGTCTGCCCGCTGGTAGGCCGTCGGGAGATCGAAGCCGAGCTTCAATTCCCTTTCGATCAAATCGCCTAGCTCGTCCAGGCGCGGGTGGGTCTCGGCGAACCGGTCGACGCCCGCGCGTGTGTGAGTAAAGCGCCGCTCATAATGCAACTGTTGCAAGCCGCGTGCAATAGCCTGCTGCTGCTGGTGCAGTTGCCCCATCTGGTGGCCGATCGCCGTCTGCGTATTTGCGAGCTGTAGCGACTTGTGCTGGTCGGGACTCTGATTGAGCACATGCCACGCGATGTCGCGGAACGTCAGCTTCTGTCCATCCGGCGTGCGCAGATTGAGATTATTGACGATGAGGTCGAGCCCGGCGATCGGGTCGGCCCGCAGCTTGTTCTCCATGCCGACGTAATTGTTGAGCGCGCGGTCGAGCGTCGTGCCGTGCTGCTGCGCCATCTGGTGATACGGCCGGATGGCGTTCATCGCCTCGGTGTCGGCGCTCGTGCGGGCGTAGTACTGCGAAAACTCCTTATTCATGCGCTGGACGCTGGCGCGCACGCTCTCCGGCGCCGCCGCCCACTCGGCCTGCGCTTGTTGGCCCCAGCGCCGCGGCGGGTTGCGATGGCGCGCGTCCGCAGGCAACTGCACGATGTTCCATGTTGCAGGAGGTGCAGGCTGGCCAGGGGGTTTGGGCTGACCAGCCTGCGTATCTTGCCGCCGTGCCGCGGTGTTGGCGTCCGCCTGCTTGGCAGCAAAATGCCCGTGCTCGGCGCGCTCGCGAGGCTGTTCGTCAGGCCGTTTCTTGAGGTCGAGCGGGGCTGCCGTCTTCTCTTTCGGCGTCTCCTCGGGCGGCTGATTGTGGCCCGCCTTCGGCGTGCCTTTGGTTGCCGGGCCAGGCTCGGTGGTGCGCTGAAACGCCTTGCGGATAACGTCGCGGCGATGCTCGGCGGGGCCTTTGACGACCTCGGCCGGTGGTTTGTCGGGGGCCTGCGATCCAACCGTCGACGGCGGCGGAGCAGCCGGGCCGATCGCCATCTCGTTGGACGGTGCGGGTGCGGCGGGGGCCGAGGGCGGCGCGCTCGGCGCGGTGTTGGTGTCGGACATAGCTCTCCTGCGCCGACCCTTAGCCGGCTGGTTGGAACCAGGAGAGTTTTAACCAGCAGCTTAGCGCTGGCGCACTTTCAGTATCGCGCGCGCGATCTTGTCACGGCGAACATCAGCGCGGTTGAAGTCCTTGGCGACAGATTGAGGTATCTTAGCGGCCTTAGCAAAGGCGGCATCATGTGCCGCGATTTGCATGAAGCGTTTCTGCTTCGCGCTCGTACTCGGCATACCACGCCTCCACCCATTGCTGGTCGTCCATCACCGCCTTGACTTCCTCTCGCGTCGGCGGACCGTTACGCCGATAAGCCTCCGACATCACGGCCTCTGCCAGCATTCGCACCCGCCGCTCATGCGGGCCTTCGCGCTCTTCGGCCTTGCCGGTACTCCGCGACGACCCGTTCGAGCGTCCGCCGCCGCTCGACTTTGGTTTCGCGGGTTTCCGTGCGCGACCTCGGCTTGGGCTTCTCATTCCCTACCTCCGTTAAGCCGAGGCTGCGGCCGACCGCGCGGAACTTGGCCTTGCTCTCGTAGAATTTGCCATCGACTTGCTCCGTTGGCGGCATGGTGTCGCTGATCACGTTCGGCAGCGGCAAGTCGGAGCGCGCGGGCTGCAGCACGTCTCTCCGTATCCGCCAGAGCCCGGGCGACACCTCGATCAAATCCAATCGCTGGTCACTCATGTGTCACGGCCCTATCGGGAACGACGCCTTCGGCACTGGCACCCCGGCGTCACTCGGGCTTCGCGCCGTGCCCAAGGTCACTCTGGTCGGACACATCCAGCCCAGGAAAGGCTGGTTGTTGTTGCCGCCGAGCAGCGCCAAGGGCCGCGTTCCGTTGAAGATAGTTCGCACCGTCGTGGACGAGCCGATCATCGGCGCCGTGGTGTCGCTCGCGAGCCCCATATAGGCGCGATACGTGGTCCCGTTGAAATCTATCCTGATGTAGTACCAGGTGTTGATGATGGGGTTCCACGTTCCACTCACGACGTTGATCGCGTCCGAGCCCGTCGTGCTCACCGTCAGATAGAGCTTCCCGTCCGTATGTAGGAAGACGACCCAGCTAAGGAGCGAGCCCGCATCGCTCCAGGATCCCATGAGGGTTTGCGGAGGTGTCACGCTGGAAAACCGCGCGAAGCTCTCAATACAGAAGGCCGCCGCGGCGAGATTTGCGGAGTAGCCCCAATTGATCTCGCCACGGTAGGCTCCGGTTAACTTGGAGCTGAGAAGCGACGAAGACCCAAAAAGAAATTGCGCCGTATCGAGCTCCACCGTGCCGGCGGCTCCTCCTCCCGTGCCGAGGATAGTGCCGTTTCCGCGCGCGATCGGGCTGGCGTCTGGGACAGCGGTGGCACCATCGGCCCCCGAAGCAGGAATAAGCAGCACGACGTTCAACCAATCCGGGTCACCCGTGGCAATCGGCCCGCCGGTCGCGGTCACGAACGTCGTCGGCATCCCAGGCTTGCCGGCGGCCACCTTGGTGACCGGCACGCCGCGCATGGCCTCGGTGACCGGCAGGCCGAGCTTCGGCGACGTCGCCGTCACATCTACGACAGGCAGGCCGCCTGACGCTACGGTGACGACAGCCAATGCCATGTCAGCCCCCAGTGGGCTGCTGCTCGGGCTTTAATGCCCAGGTCCAGCCAGTGCCGGGGACGAACACATAGACGGGCTGCTGCTGCGGCTGTTCCGGCTGCTCGATGGGAGCCCCCTCCTCAAGGGCAGGAGTCAGAGGCTCGTTGATTGATGTAGGCGCCATGGAACCCTCCATCTTGAATGGTTTGAACGGGCGGGCGCAATGGAATTTTGCGCCCGCCCATCCGCGCTATTTCTTAGGCTCAGGCTTTGCTGGCGGAGTCGGCAAGCCCTGATCCGGCCGCGCGGGCGGCTGCGCGGCCCAGGCCCAGCCTTGGCCCGGGACGAACACATAAACCCACTCCAAGCCCGGAATCGGGGCCGGCTTAGTCGTGGGCTGCCCAGGCAGTCCCTGATCGGGATGGCCCGGTTGGCCAGGGAGGCCCTGGCTAGGGTAAGGCGGCTGCCCCGGAAGGCCCTGGTCAGGACGCGGTGGCTGCCCAGGCAAACCTTGGTCGGGATGGCCCGGTGCCCAAGGCAAGCCCTGCGACGGGTGCAGCCCGCCGCCGCCAGGGAGGCCCTGGCTAGGGTAAGGCGGTTGGCCAGGGAGGCCCTGGCTAGGGTGCCCCGGCTGTCCGGGCAAGCCCTGGCTGGGATATGGCGGCTGCCCCGGAAGGCCCTGGCTGGGGTATGGCGGTGCGCCTGGAAGGCCCTGGTCGGGATGGCCGCCGCCAGGGTAGGGGTAGCCTTGCGCAATAAACCACATCATCGTGACTCCTTTTGTTGCCTTCTCTTGAGGAACAGTCTTCCGGTTATCAACGTCGGCAGGCTTAGGCTTCGGCTTCTTTTGTGAAACAAGGGCGGCAGACTTAGTGCTCGTTTTGAGTCTCGGCATCGTATGCCCCTTGTTGAACGGGATATTAAGCCCGGCCGCTTACGTAAAGGTCCAATTCTGCGATGCCGTGGTGACAACGCCGCCGGTGATAACATTGACCGGCAGCGTGCCGGCCGTCGCCCGCTTCGGCGCCACCGCCGTAAGCGATGTGCTCGACACATACGTTGTCGCATAGGGCAGGCCGTTCACCCAAATGACCGACTGCGGCGTGAAGCCGACGCCGGTCGCCGTCACCGTGGCCGTGCCAGTGCCGGATGCCGTCGACGGGCCGGCGGTCGTGAGTGTCGGGTTAGTCGTGGGCGAGAGGCTCGATGCGTGCGTCTGGTTCGGCGCTACCGGTCCTGCGCCGACGGACGGTGCTGGGAGCGCTGGCCCGGTGGACGCCGTCACCATCTGCCAGGTGCCGGCCACCGCGCCCGCGATGCCTCCGCCCGTGCCGGAGTAGGGCAGGAACGTATTCGGATTATAGTCAGTCGCCCCCGCGCCGTAGACCTTCTGCACCACCACCTCGGTGCCTGCGCCCTCGTGCGCGACGCTGGTGCTGGCAGGCACAGGCCCGACGTCGGACACGTCGGTGAGCTGTGTCCCCGTGCCTGGATAAGTCCCCACCGTGCTATGCACGCCCGTTCCGCCAGCGCCGGTCGCCGCCACACTGAGGCCGGGGCCTGCGCTGTCGTTGGCGGACGTGCCCGCCGTGAGCGCCGCCGTGTTGGTCTTGAAGGCTGGCAGCACCGCACCTGTACCCGGACCGCTAAGCGCCACCCCGCCCGCGGCATCGTCGTAATAGGGCGGCATGTTAGGGTTCACACCGTAGGGTGCTTGCGGTTGTTTATTGGCGTCAAGATTGAACGGGTTGTCGTAGGTGTTCCGCCTGTAGTTCGGCGGGTTCGGCCCCGTCGTGCCGGTGAAGGCCATGTTCGTCGGCGGTGTCGGGCTGGGCGTCGTCACGGTCAGCGCGGATTGGGCCATAGTGTTCTAACTCCCGTATTTGTGCTACCGTTGGATCGCGGCGACCGAACCGGATCAGGGTTCGGCCGCCACTTGGCTGTAACCTGAATAGGAGGTCACCGTGCCCGACATTGATCTTAACCTACTCCTTACGCACCTCAAAGAATTGCTGGCGCTATCGCGCGGGCATACGGACAAGCTTAATTCCTTGGAGAAGGGACAGCGGCAGCTTGCGATGCAAATCGAAGCACAAACCGATGAGTCCATGGTCCAAAGCGCAATCCTGAACCGCTTGGAGCATGAGCTAAAGCGGGCTGTTGGCCGGCTCGATGAACGCCTTGCGCGAGTCGAGGAGCGAGCATGACGGACATCGACCTCAATTTCATCGCCAAGCGGCTCGACCAACTTGGCGCCGACGTTGCCAACATTCGCGACGACATTACGGTGCTGATCGCCATGATCTCTCGCCTGGAAGCATCGGTCGGCGCGCAGGTGCAGGAGAGTCGCGCAACCCATAGCCAGATGGCACGGTTTAACGACCGATTGCGCAAGGTTGAGAACGCGCAATGACCGTTGCCCGCCAGCGCGCCCATCAGCCAGTCAGGATTGGCCATCGGGGAGTTCCCTCAAGGCAGTTGCCATCCGCTCCAGGTCGCGGATCATGTCCGCGCGCGAGACACCACTCCGGCCCATGCGCCCCAAAACCAAAAACCAGTTCACCAGGGAACCTAGAAGCTCATAAAACATGGCCCTAGCTCCAAGCCACTCTATCTCTCGCCCGCCGCCCTGTATTGCGGTCGCACAGCCCACCGCCGCGGATATCTCTCACCGCGGCGGTCCTCGATGTTCGTGCTTAACGGCATATGCTGCAAGGCCTCTTCAAACCGCTCGGGCGGAACCATGTTTCCGATCTTGCCCAGCACGTCCAGCCACGGCGGCACGACAACCGGACTAGGATCATAATCGTCCTGCGCGAACAGTTCGGACATCTTCTTGTCGGTCATAGCACCGGCCTCGGTCTCGTGAACTGCCTCAAGATGCTCTCGCGCCGTTTGGGGCCGCAAGCTCGCCGGCGATGGCTCTGCAGACCGCCTTGAATTGCTCACGATAAAGTTTGGCGTCGGCCGTGCTGTCCACGAAACAGACCTCGATTAGCACCGACGGCATTTTGGTGTTGTTCAAGAAATACAGATCGGTGCGCTTCTTGCCGCCACGGTCGGTGAAGCCGCATGACGCAATGCTTGCCGATAAATCGCCAGCGAGCGCGCTTTGCGTAACGTAGAGCACCTCGACACCCATCGGCTTATCCGTCTCAACATAGGCGTTGAAGTGCACGCTGATGTCGAGGTCTCGCGTTTGCGCGTTGTGATAGTTCACGATGGTCGCAAGGTTTGTATTCTGATCGCGGCTGGTGTCGTCATGAAAGGTCTTCACCTTCACGCCGCGCTCTCGCAATATCCAGGCGAGCCGATCCGTCACACGGCGGGCCTCGTCGACCTCGTCGAGCACGCCCGAAGCGCCGCGCACATATTTGCCATGCCCGGACGAGATGACGATGCTGCCGTAGGCCACAGCTGTGCCCTCCTCCTCCTCCTCCTGCGCTTTGTACGGATAAAGCACCTCGACGGTGTCGTCAGTCGTGATGCCGAGCGCCTCCATAAGGCCAGGCGAAATGTCGGCGACCCTGCCGGTATCCGAGTGCGGCCCCCAATCCGCAGGGTAGACCTCAAACTCAAGGCCGGTCTTCGGCGCGCGGACCAAAGCGGTGTGCTTGAGCAACTCGGTCTTCGACGTGGACTCCGCATTATAGTCCCAGCGGCACGCGAGATAGAATTTTGCCGGGTCGAGCCTTCGCGCCAGCCCCGTCGTGCCGGGCGGCTGCGCCGGCAGGAACAGATGCGGCGCGTCGCTCACGCTATAAATAAAGGCAAGCCCTTCGGAAGGCGACACACCACTGTCGCCAGGCCCGCCGAAATGAGACACCTTACCGGAAATTTTCATCGCGTCCTCACGGCCTCGTTGGAAGTGGTGGCAGCGGGATAAGCTCAAGGGCTCCGCGCTGCGACGGCTGGACGACACAGCGCGACAGGATATCCTGCACCTGCTTTTGCTGTGTGAAGATCATCTCGAATTCGTTTTTGCGGGCCTCGGAAGCCGCACGTATCGTGAAGAACACCATGGCGATCAGCGACAGTATCACGATGACAAGTCCCAGCAGCACGGGGTTCGAGCCCATGGCTGTCACCAAGCCGGAAGCTACTTTGCCAGCCTCTTCCACCGGACCAGCCATCAGAACACCGGCCCCTGCGGCTGCTGCGCCTTCAGCGAGGCCGCGGCCTGCCGCTCGCCCGCCCGCGCCGCCATATCGTTCTGCTTGGCGATTTGGGCTGCCTCGGCCATCTGCATCTTCCTGGCGTCGGCCTGCATGTCGGCCTGCTTGGCGATCATGTCGGCCTGATGCTTCTCACGATCGTGCATCGCTTTCTGCGCAGCCGTCTGCACCTTGGCGGCGTCGTCGCCCTGCTTGGCCATCAGCTCGGCCGCCTTGATCTTCTCGTTTGATGCGATCTTCATCTTCTCGTGCTGATCCTTCATTTGCAGCTCTTGCGCCTTGAGCTGAATATCGGCCTGGTTCTTTTCCTTCTGCGTCTGCTGCTTGAGCTGCTCGATCTGGAGCGCGACCTTGTTCGTCGCCGTGGTCGGGTCGTCCGGCCGCCCGCCCGCCGCGAGCTGCTTGGTCTGCGCTACCATCTCGTCTATCGAGCCATCGAGCGATCGTCCAACGCGGAACGGCGCAACCGCAAACTTCAGTATCTCGCCGGCAAACTCGGCCTTGCCAGGATCGAGTTGAACCATTTGAGCAAGTTGCTGCAGCACCGGAGCCAATACCTGTAAGAACTCCGCGCGGCGCTCTTTTTCAGCATTCTCATCGGATAAAATCGTACTATCAGTTTCAATATCGAGCACGAATGACCGCGCGCGGTTGTCGTTGAAGAACGTCAACACCTGCTCGATCGTCGGCTCTTGCATGAGCGTCGATATCTCGCCCTGCATGCGCTGCTGCTCGGCCTGCGCTTGCTGCATGAGCTGCTGCGCCTGCTCGGGCTGAGCCTGCATCATCTGCTGCCCCTGCGGCGACTGCGCGGCCTGCTGTACCTGTTGCTGCGCCATCATCATCTGCTGTTGCAGTTGCATGATCTTGCGATCCTGGGCCGCCTTCCGCGGCAATTGCGTCTGGCTCATCTCGATGATGGTCACAGGATCGAACTTTTCGCAAATGATCTCACAGATGATACACACGAGATCGCGCGCGATCCGCGCCAACTCGTACTGCTTGTCGCGGATGCGCGTCGAGCCGTACTGCGTCTTGAGCTGTTGCGCGCCGAGCGTCTCGCCCGGATCGGTGGCGCCGCGCATGATGTCGCTCAGCCCCATTATTTGATAAATGTCGTCAATCACCTGCTTGCGCAGCGCGACGACGGCCGTGATCGTGGTCGCGATCTGGTCGATCGGCAACCACACGATGACTTCTTTCGAGCCCCCGAACGCCGCCCAATTACTGATCGGAACGAGCACCCGCCCCGGCGTCTTGATCGATATCGCGGCCTGGATGGCGTCGGCCAGTTCGCCCCCGCCCGCCGGGTAAAACCCCTTGACCTCAAGCGCATCGCTCAGTGCATGAATGCGCGAGGTGAGCAAGTTCACCTCGTCCAACTGATCCCGGTACTGCATGATGTCGGGCACCGGCACCAGCGAGCCGCGCTGGCACGTCCCGTAGGCCGGCTTCGGGCAGGGGAAAAATCCTTGCAGGTCGAGGTGCGGGTCGTCCTCATCGAGAATGTCGTCGCAGCCGCAGGCGACCCACACCACGCGGCGCTCCCCCTTATGCCAGATTTCCCAAAATTTCGCGCGCTCGCGATTGTCGGCGCCGCCGACCGCCTGCGCGTCCTTGTCGACGGCGTACTCGGCGTCCTGGTAGCAGTCGCCTGAGTATTTATAGAACCGCTCGCGCGCCTCGGCGCGGGTCAGATAGCTCGCCGCCGCAACCCACGTCACTTCATACCAGCAGCGTGCCACAGAATGTAGAAAATCACGGCGATACTTGAAATCAATGCACACCTTCTCATGATCGTAATAACTGTCGCCCTTGCCACTTTCATAGCGACACCACGCAACGCCGCGGCCGATCAGCGCGACGTCGTCCCGCACCTGCATCATGAGGTCGTTGATATATGCGAGATCGAACGCGACGGTAGCGCACCTCTCCATCACCTCGGATGCGGCTTGGTATACAGGCCTGCGATCCTTGAATTTTGGCACCACAACCGGCACCGGCGCCTTGGCATAGATGGCGGGCTTGATCACCTCGGCGTTCGCCCAGAACATCTGAAACTCTTTGTCGCGCGCCATGCCGGCGAGGCGCTCGAGCGATGCGTACTGCTTGTCGATCTTGTCGCAGTGATCGTGCCAGCGCTCGAAGGCGTCCTCGCTCTCTTCGAGCAAGTTCAACCACGCCTTGGCTTTCTTCGGCTCGACTGCCGGGTTGTATTCGAGGTCGTCGTGTCTGACGTCTTCAGAAACAGGAGGTGCCGTTTCTTCAGCCACTTACCCCTTCTGACTCAGGAGAGCTTTGTGTTGGTCGGTGGGCGAACAGGAGGTGCCGTTTCTTCGTCGGCAAGCTTCTCCGCGCGCTGAAACTCTGCAACATCAGCGCGCACATACTCTGCAAGCTCCTTGCGCAGCCGCTCGATCTCGGTGTTTTGCCGGGCGATCTCTTTGTAGAGAGCATCAACGAGGTCTTCGGCAGCGTGCGATATCATAGCCTGCCCTTCCGCCGTTTCGCCTTGAGTTTCGTCTTGGGCTTCGGCTTCTTCCCACTTCTTCCCAACTGCGCTTTGAGCTGCCGTACTGCGTCTTGAGTCGCATCCAAGTCGCGCCGCATGCCCTGTTCGCGTGCGGTGGCGTTCGCAATATGCTGCTTCATCGCGACGGTGTCGCTGATCGCACGCGCCGTATCGGATCCTATCTTACTCAGGTCAAGCGCAATGCTTTCGAGCGCCTCGCCAGCCTCAAGAAGGGCGTTTGCCGCCGCCCCCAGGACCGGAATGACAGTACCAACGCCGCGCGCGCCATGCAGCAGGCCCCGCAACCTCTCGCCTTCATCTACATCGCCATTTCTCATAGCCGTATCCCTCCCGGCAGCGGCTTCGGCAACCGACCTCGCTTCTCGGCCCGATGCATATGCTTGCCTATGACCTTGCCGATGTCGCGGTCGGGGTCGCCATCTAGATAGTCGGCTAAGCCGGCAACGAACCAATCGAAGCACCGACCGTTTTCATCACACACCGGATACTCCGGGTCGTTGTCATTGGCCGACCGTTTTGCACGTTTTTTCACAGCCTGATCCCCTGTCGCGGCCGGTCGTCGGGCGGCGGGATGCGCCAGCCCGTCGGCGCGGGCATCTTCACCTCGCGCAGCGGGGCCGCGCGCCAGCTCATCGAAAGGTAGCGAAAACTGTCGCTCGGATGTGAGGACCAATCATGTACGGCACTGGCGCGAAACGCCTTCTTCTCGTCATCCCACTCGCGCCGGTATTGTTCGAGCGCCGATATTCCTCCGTCCTCACAGCGCGGATGAAACACAGTAAGCGGCAACGTCCGCCGCACCGCGTTGATGCCGTCATCGAGTTTGTGCCATGGCACGCGCATCGGCCTAAGTCCCAACTGCCGCATGGTTTCAATCCTGGTGCGGCCGGTCCCCATTTCCTTCACCTCAGCATCGTGCGGAACGAAGTCCGCGCCGTGCGCCCAGCCGTGCTCCGCGTGCCGCCGCTCGATCTCGTCGCGCCACCACTCCAAGCCGGCGCCGCTTTGCGCCAAGTGATCATATACGAATATCTGCGACCCAACCACGCTGAACCACCAAATTGAGGTGTCGTCGCTCATGCCCAGATCCCAGCTGCGCGAGACTGGCGCGCCAGGCGGCGGCACGATCTCGCAGATGCGGCCTTCGCTGCGCACCGCAGCCATCTCGCCTTGATAGAAACTTCCCAACAACCCAGCCGCCCAGTCGCATTCGTACTCCTGGCGATAGAGCGCGCTGCCGCTGTCGGCGCCATAGAGAGCCTGCATCTCCTTGAGCGATTCGGCGAGCTGCTCGTGTGTCAGCGCGCCGGTGTCGCGCGCGGTCAGCAACTCGCAAAACCATGCCGGTTCACGGCCGGCATGCTTGAACATCTCGAACGCATGATTCCTGCCGCGCGGTGTCGTAATGAAAATAGCCCAGCCGTCATTCTCTTCGAGCACGGGCCGGCAGTAGGCCCACGCCGAAGGGTTGGCGAGAGCAAATTCTGAAAACACCACACCTGCAATACTGGTGCCGACAAGCGAGGTGTCGTACCTGTCGCTGCCGATCACCGACCACGTCGAGCCGTTCACCATGCGCAGGAACATTCCGGCGTCATTGGTGCTCTCACGCATCGCAAGCGGGAACGCCTCATCGATGCGGCGCCTACCGGTGTGAGGATTGACCGCAGTCCAAATCGCGCGCCGACCCTGCTCATACTCCGGCAGGCAGTGGACATAATTTCCCACGCGCTTGATCATGCTAACAGCAGCGTGGTGCAATCCCACTTCATCCTTGCCGGCGCGGCGATGCCATATCGCCATCGCACGCTTGCCGCCGTCGCGCAGATAGGTCCAGAGCTTGAACTGATGCCGCCGCGGGAGCCAGCCGTTGTGCGGGAGCGGGATGTCCACAATTCACTCCGTTGTCGGCGGCATAGCCTCAACGAGGTGACGCAAGATGAAATTGATGGAGCCGTCAGGATTGTCGCCGGCAACCGTTTGCTTTGCCTTGCCGCAACCACGGTCGAGGATCTTGTCGGCGGCCGCTACCTGAGCTGAATCAGGTTCGCCATGGTTCATTAGATGAACCAGACGCCGGATTGCCGCGGGACAGTTCTGCCGCGCAAGTTCCTCGATTTCCTCGACGACCTTCGGTCTGCCGTTCGGATTGCCCGACTGGCCTTTCTTGAAGGCGGTGGCGGGAGCTGGCTGTCCTTTTTTGAACGGCATGTCTGTTTGATATCTGTTACTAGACGCTTATTTCTGCATCAGCTTATCGACATCCTCGCGGAGCTGGTCGACGCGCTCGGTCAGCGTCGTGAGGGCGTCAAACAGCGCATGCTCGATCGTCACGACATTCAGCATGATATCGCGCCGCGCTTTGAGCAGCTCAGCGTCGATCATGCTGACGATTTTCGCGTTGGCCATAATGGCGCAAGGTGCGCTATGGGAGGCAAACCGTCAAGGTTTAGGTGGACCAAACCACCGCTCAAGCTCACGCTCCTCGGCGTCGACCTTGCGGCTCATGACTTGGTAGGAATCGATTACACAGATCGCACTGAGGACTACAAAGATAATTACCAAGACTATGTCAAACATGGGTTAATCCTTCGGTGGCTTTGCGCCGGCGAGCATCATCTCGATGGCGACGGAGACGGGGCCGCTTATCGGCGTCCCGGCCTCCCAGGCGAGGACGGTGGCGCCGGGGTCGCGCCCACGGAGGCGGAGCGCACGCGCCAGCTCAGAGGCGTAGAGCGGCCGCTCGAGCCCCCACAGTTCACCCAGCGCGGCGCGGGCTCTGCGGATCTCCTCGCCGGTCATGATGCGTCTTCGAGCTTAACGATGCGATCATTCATGCGGAGGATCTGATTAGCGAAAGCCCGCACCTCCAAAGACAGGACCGTGATCGATGCCTCGGTCTTGTCCATCCTTGCGCCAAGCACCAGCATGTCGTCACGCATGCCCGCCATCTCCCCGAGCAAGCGCTCTAGTTGCTTGCCGATAAATTCCAGGGTGACTTCAGGCATACAGCACCTCCGCTTCGGCGAGGGTGCGGGCCGCGGCGTCAAAGCCTCGGCGCGTCTTGTAGAGCTTGGCACGGCAGGCGCGGGCCAAGCGTTCGTCATCGTGGTAGATCAGTGTATTTCCCATGCGCTGGGCACCGACGCAGAGTTGCGGATATTGATTGCCGTCATCAATGCGAACATAGCGGTCAGTATGTAGGCGTGTGGTTGTGATCTGCTGGCCACCCGGAAGCGCGATGGTGGCGTAGCCGTTCTCGACAATCAGTGCGTTGGGCTGTGTCATCGGTTGGTCTCCCGGATAAGTGGGGCGCTGCCCCGTTTCGATGGGTGCATCTTACAGGGCTAGCTTGTAATGTCCATTCACGAATTGTTACAGGCCGGGGCTGTAAGCCCTAGCGGCATCGCCACCGATATTTGTCGGTCCAGACCTGCCTGAGCCCGTGTTTTTCACATAGCCCCCCGTCGCGAGCTATGCGTTTTTCGGGGGGGCGCTTCGGCGTGTCGGGGGGCGTAATACGGCGTAATTGAATTACGCCCCCCCCCATCTCAGGCTGCTCAGTTGGCTGCTCAGTTTTGAGCAGGTGAGCAGGCCGCTCTGGCGGCAGCGGAACGGTCTCCGCCACGACATAGCCCTGGGCGATGGCCGACAGCCATGCGGGCGGCTGCATGGTCCAGGGCACCCACAGGCCGTCGGCGCGCACGGTCCAGGTGGGCGGTGGTGGGGTGGCGTCCGCGTCGAGCCATGGGGGCTTTTGAGGGGCTTGGCTCACCGGCGGGCTTCCCTCGCGGAATGAGAGGGTCTTCACGGGCAGCGGCTCGATCACGTCCTCCGCCGTAATGCTGCTTTTCGGCCACAGCAGGCCGGTGACGCCGGCAAGGACAACCATGGCCGCCGTCACGCTGCGGGCAGCAAGTTTGAATATCGTTAGGAAATTGTGATTATCATCGTCATTGGGCATCGTGGCCTCCGTCCCGAGGTTGCGGTGTCAAGTGGCCGGGCGGCGCTACAACGTCGTCCGGCTGCGCATACTGGCCCACGGGCCGACCGGCCGCAAGATGTTTCACGTGGAACTTTTCGCCGGATGGACGCTGGATGGACGCTGGATGGACGTACCATTTTTGCCACACCTCCTACGATGTCTCGCGCTGCCAGCAACAGTCGCACCAGGGAATGACCCGCGGATCGGGCCGAGCCGGGACGCGGTTGGTCGAGAAGCACTGGCTGATCGGGCCATACGTGCCGATGCAGCAGTCGACCACCCGCCACCGCCGCACGGGCCCGGCCTCGCAGACGTACAGCACGTGATGGATGGGCTCGATCTGCCATCGGCGCTCCGAGGCCATCCGCAGGAAGTAGTCGAGCTCGACCCGGTAGCGGTGCCGGTACCTCATGGCGGCACGTAGCCGGGCGGCCAGAGGCTGGGGAAGCTCCAGCCGAAAGCCTTGTCCTGCGGCGAGCCTCGTCCGGTGGTCTTGCGCAGGTGTGCCTGCCAGGGTTCCCACTGCGGGTCGTCAATTTGGATGCGGACCTGGCCGTTGGCTTCCTTCGCTTTCTTCAAAACCGAAGGATCGCTTCCTTGCGCGCGCGCGCGCGCGTCTTTCTTAATATGTGAAGGTGAGTGTAGTCGTTGGCGTTCCGTTGGCGTTCCGTTCGCGTGTGTTTGAGGGCTGGCCTGCGCAAGTACTTGATCTTGTTGTCCGATCACATCTGAACGGCCGTTCGTTTCCGTTCGCTGTTTTGCTGCTCTGCGCGCCAGCCCCGATGCCTTGCCCGCGGCCTTGGTCTGCGCCAAAATCCGTGCTGCCTCGGTCAACTCGAACTCGACCCGGCGATGTTTCCAGCCGTCGATGAAAAACGCCTGGATTGTCGGGCGGGCCTCCCGCCATTCGTCCAGTGTCATTTTGGCAACACGGGCAAGCTGCCGATCGTCATCAGGAAGGCCGCCCGTGGCCCAATAGTGCATGATCAGCAGGAGGTAGGCGCCATGTTCGGCGGTGCTCAGGTGGCTGGTGTTGGCGATATAGTCGCCGATCCAAAGGGCCATCCACGGGCGGCTCATCGCAGGCACTCCCCGAATGGCTCGTGGACGCGAGCTATGCGGCTTTCGCCTCATTGCCCCAGGCATCCCAGCCCGGCCGCGGGGCGCCGCGGCGGTTAAGCTCGATCTTCGAGATGTTGGGGAAATACTGCTCGATCAATTCAAGAAACTGTTCCGGCTTTGCCGAATGTTCTTTGCGCGCGATCGTCATCACCGACGCAAATTGATCTCCCATCGCTGGCGCTGGAATGTCTCCTTTGGTGCCGACCAGCAGAAGCTCGTGCCTATTGCGGAACCAATATCCGGTGCCGATGTGCACCTTGTCCCAAACCGCATGCGACTTGTATTTGAAGCCCCATGCTTTCAAAACGCCCATGGCGTCTTCCAGCATCGGCACCGTTGCCCAAAGGAACAGCACACAATCGTCCGCCGCGATGCTAGGCACATCGCGCCCGGCAATCATTTCGGTGACGCTCGTCGGGTAATGATTGTCGGCGGCGCGATCCATGCCGGTCTCGCGGCTGTATGGCTCAAACCGCCATTCAGGATCTGCAACGATGACGCCGTAGCGTTGGTTTGGCAGTGCCGTTTGTGCGCTTGCCAATTCGAGTTCACGCTCTGCTCGGCGCTCGGCTTTGGTTGAGCCCTTTTGCTTCGTTTCTGAGCCCTTTGGGCTCAGGTCGCGCCGTATCTGGGCTTGGCCAACCCCTAGCGCCTTCGCCGCGTCGCGTTGGCTCATGCCGGCTTCGATCAGCTTGGCGGCCATCTCGCGCCGCGCCGCTATTGTGAGACGCAATTGCTCCGCCGTTGTATGGCCGCCCTCAATACCCCAATCAACGAGATCGCGGACGTTGGTCAAAAGCTTTCCGGCGATCTTGGTGAAATCGAGTTCATTATTCATTTCAGCACCCATGACAATGGAATGAGGACATTGCAGAACCGGCCGCCGTCGCCGCCGCGTTCGCGATGGCGGCCCTCCGCATACGCGCGGCGCGCCAGTTCCTTCAGCCGTTTGACGGGGAACATCAGATAGACGAGTGTCTCGCCATCACGGCGCAGCTCGTGCGTCCAGCAACCGGCTTCCGTCACCGCGATGCCGGAAGGCTCGCTGCCGTGGCGATACTCGATGCAGATGTTGCCGGTCTGCTCCCACTGCCACGTCTCGGTCTTCAGCTCGATCTTGTGGATATCGAGGTTCTCGAAAATCTCAGCGAGCCGTCGCTCCGCAATCAGCGCATCGCTGAGCTGTAGGTCGAACTTGTTGTCGCGATTGAACGTGACCTTGCCGTCCGTCATGCCGCCACCGCGCCCCTCGCATCATTCGGTGGACCCATCCGCCATGAAATCGCCGGGCCGCAGCCGGATATTCCGCCTCTTGGCGTTATCCAGCAGCTTGTGAAATTCGGTCTGCGGGATGAGCCCGCCGGTGCCGCCGCGCGACACCGGATACATCCACCGATAAACTCTTGTGAGATGCTTGCCGGTGATCTTCGACACGACGCCCACCCCGCCGAGGCGCTCGATGATGCTTTTTGCGGGGTTGAGGTGTTTGGTGGGCATACGTCATTTTGCACCAGCCGCAAAAACTGTCAACCGCAACATTGACGTTTCGTCTATTGCGGAAATCGCAATTTGCGTGTACATAAGATGTACAATTGCGCTTGATTATCCGCGTTTGAGTCGGTGGCTGACGATGACGATTGAAACCAAAAAGAGCGCTGGCAAGCGCCTACGGAGCGAAACAAATGGACCGGGCACGATTACAGATCTCGCCAGAAACAACAGCAACAACAATAGGTTAGCTGGTGGGGGGGGGGGGTACCTTCCCCCTCCCACGAAACGACGCAAATGGACACAGCACGGTTCCCAGAGGCCGAACAAGAGCGCAAGAACGCGCCCGCTGAGTTCTGCGAGTGGTTTCACCGGGGGTTAAAGCAGCGCGGCAGGGGCGCCGGCAACGAGCTGGCAAAACTGCTCGGCATTCGCCCGGAACTCGTTTCGAGAATGCGCTACGGACAGCGCCCGCCAAGAGCGCACGAACTGCGCATCATCGAAGCGTATTTGGGCGGGTCCGCCCCCCTCGGCATAGCCACAGGCCCCATCGGCGTAGGCGTGGACATCGCCGTCAGGGTGCGTGTGATCGGCAACCTGGTCGGCGGATCAAAAGTCATATTGCTGGACGGGAAGCTCGACGAGGTCGTTATTCCCGAACCGATACCTTTCAAAACCATGGCGATCGAGGTCAGGGGCGATAGCTTGGGCGGCCTGTTCGACCGCTGGCTCTTGTTTTATGACGACGTTCGCGTCCCTCCTGCGGCCCTGCACGACCTCCACGATCGCCTCTGCGTCATTGGCTTGCAG